CAGACTGACTTGCGTCGGAGCTGAAATCATAGGACCTGAACTCCTCTGCGTCTGGTCTCTGTCTTGCCGTAGCCTTCAGCTAGGGCGTCGTTACGGCACTTCCACGCGAGGGTTGCCGCGTAGGCGCCGTCGATCTTGTCGGGTGAGTCGGGAAAGCGCTTGAAGATCAAATAGCCGGTACGCGTCCAGCGTCGCCGGGCATTGATCACGTGCTTTGTCAGTGAGGCGCCGCCGTCGTGAGTCATCTCGCGGTTGACTACCGCGTCATGAAAGGCCTTGAGCGCGATCGGGACGTTTGAATTCTTGCCGCGCGGCCAGTGCATGATCGGGTCGCTCTGGGTGGACTTGATCTTCAGGCGTCGGCCGTACTTCGCCTCCCAGTTCGAGACGTAGCTCTCCCAGCCGGTCGGCTCCGCGTAGAAGCCGATCACTCGGTACTGGTCAAAGGTGATCTTGACCGTCTGGTCTACGTCGAGCGCGTTCGGTGTCCAGTTCTTACCGGCCGGTCCGGGAGGTTGCTCCCAGACCTTGATCTCGAAGACGTGGCCATCGCTGACGCGGCAACCGATGAGAGCGGTCGCGTCGGCCTTGCCTCGCTCGCGACCCTTCGAGCCGTCGAACCCTAGGACGATTTGATCTCGGTCGTCGATGATCTTGTCGAGGTCCTGACATGCCGTCCATTCCGGGACAGAGAGCCATGAGTCGGCCGCGTGCGTGATTTGGTTCAGGAAGTCAGAGCGGGAGTCTTGCTCTTCCTTGGTCGGATCGAAGATCGTCCGGATGAGACGATCTAGGTCGACGTGGCCGGGAGGGCACGAGGGATTGTGGATCACACAGCCGCGCTCGTCGGCGGACGAGTCGCCGTACGCGACGCGGAGACCCTCGTAGAGGGAGTCGTACTCGTCGATCTTGGTGTCGGCCGGGGCCTCGCGATGATCGTAGAAGAGGCCCTCGTCATGAGTTTGGCCGCTTTGAATCGAGCGCCAGAAGATCGCGCTACCCTCCGCGACGGAGTCGAGGCCGGGGATGTACGCGTTCGGAGATTCGAGGGTCGTGCCGCCGACCTTGGCCGCGTTCGTTCGCATGGTGTCAGCGAGCTTCACGCCGCCGTTAGACGGGACCCATTCCTCGGTCTGGTCGAGAACCGCGAAGTGAGCACGAGCGCCCTTGACGGTCCGAGCGTTCGCGGTGATGGCCTCGATCTTGCCGTGATTAGGCAGCGAGACGAAGGTCTGCATCGGCTCGATGTCGTAGTCGTCATGGATGGGCGCGTTAGCCCGGAGCATGCCGAGAATAGGCGTCCACGTGTTCGCGGTCTGCGTTTCGCTGACAGCCGCCACGTGTACGAGCGGGGTTCGGATGGTTGACCATTCACGAGCTACGGGCTGGCCGTATGCGTCCCATCCGTCGAAGACGCACGGGCCGATCGCTTCGAGAATCGCGAGCGCGCCGAGGATGGGGGACTTTCCCCAGCCCCGCGAGCGGCCGAACACGCCGCGATGGTACTTACGCTTCCCCGTGATGGGGTCGATCTCGTACCAGCGGAGGATGAATTCGGCCTGCTCGCGGTATAGGCGAAAGGGCTCGTAGACTTCGAAGTCCGGATCGGGCATATCCGGATGAGCCAAATAGCTATGAATCCAGTCGATAGCGATGAATCCGAGCGTCGGTACTTCACCCGCGAAACTCGGGACGAAAGGCATTAGACGGCCTTGAGCCCGCCGTATTGCCCTCGCGAGGCCCCGGTACCTTGCCGATCCTTCTCGCGATCGCGGCGAGTCTCCGCAGAATCCGCCGAGGCGAACTGAATACGGAGCCGGGCGCGATCCTCGCGGGTCATGCCGTGCTTGGCCACACGAAGACGAAGCTCGTTAGCGACCGAGATAGCGCCATTCCAGAACTTGCCATGTAATACGGCGCAGTCGAGGAGGTCGGCCCAATCCTGCGCGGTGTATTCCACGGTGAGCGGGCTCTCGGCCCACATCTGCCACCATGAACGCGTCTGGTCTGGCCAGTCATCGCCGCCGGGCATCTTGTCGGGAAGCTCGGGCTGTTGCTCGGGCTCGGTAGTGATTAGGGTGAGATCGGGGCCCTTATTGCGGCGCGCCCGGTCTCGGGGGTCCTTAGGTTGTGGTCCGCGTCCGGCCATTTGGAGATCGCCTCCTTAGAGTGACGTGAAGATAGCGTCTATCTGCCGCCCATCGCGGACAGTCAGCTTGCCGAATCCGTGATTCGTGCGGAGAGTGTCGCCGTCGAAGTCGGCATCGCTGAGCCGGTCGCGATGGTCGCGGAATCCGTACTCGTCGAATATCTGCCGGACGCCGTACGACGTGCGTTGCGGCCAATCGTTGAAATCGCCGCCGATGACGGTCTTCTTGCGGATATCGCCATAGCCGGGAACGGCCTTCAGATACTCGCAGATTCCCTTCGCCTGCCGACGCCGCCAGATAGCCTCTTGGTAGAAGTGGACGCCGAGATGAGTCGAGGCGAACCACACTTGAGAGCCGGTCTTGACGCTCTCCAAGAGCACCAGGACGAGGCGCCGGTCGGGCTCGGTGCTGTTGTCGAAGCTGGCGCCGCGTGTGTCGATAAGCTTCCATCGGTCGGCCTTGTAGAAGAGCCCGACGTTCGTGCTCGCGCTCACGGCCTGCCATGGGACGCCGGTCAGCTCCGGAAGCTTCTTGATCAAGTAGGCGTCTTGCGGAGCTTCGCA